ACAAGAGAAGTAATCTGTAAAGATTCTTCCACATCGGATAGGCTTACACCTAGTGCCGTAATTTGTGCTATTGCTACTTCTGTTGTATTGCGATCCATAATTTCTATTTATTTATAAAGGATTATTCCAATCTAATACTAATACTGCTGTTGCTATTGCGTCTTGTAACATAGCTGATGTGTTCATAGAAATCATTAAAACATCTCCTGCGTTAAAACTGTTCGATTGCCCTCCTTGATTTGTAAATGTGTCCCACTTATAAGCTACATCATCAACAGCCATATTTACCGTTCCACCTGAGAAAGAGCCTGGACCTAATGATGGAACTTCTACTCCTGGTCCTGCTACGTTTATAGCAACGCTAGTGTTCCCACCTGCTTGTTCGCCTCTAACCGTTATAAACTCTACATACCCATCACAAGGGGCAATAAATCCACCGTACTCTAAGTAACCCGAACTAGAGGTGCTGTCAAAAATACCTCCGTAACCAAATGGTAGGTAAACATTACTAGCGGTAGCGTGAGCAAAACCACAATGTATTACGTGTCTTTGTTTTGATGTGATTAGTCCCGCAGAAGTAAAACCTCCGTCTGCCTTTAAAACTCCTGAGGCGGTATTAAATTTAAAATCGTAAGGAGAACCTGTAGGTGGTCCTGACGAAGAACCTGCTAAAAAGCCACCCGAATAATATTGTACATCTCCACCTCCTACTCCATCTCCAGCAGCAGCTAAAACAGAGTTAGCTTCATAGTCTAAACCTGCTATTAAAGAACCTACAGGATAACCAAAAGCAGGGAAAATGTCTTGTTCCCAACCTTGAGATCCTGCTGCCCATATATTTATAGTTGTTGCACCTACCTGTAGGTTACCCGCCTTTAGCTCTATAACAGTAGGATTAGAGCCATCAGGGAACATTAAAACAAACTTACTATATCTAAGCAATCTACCTTTTATTCCAGGGGAGGCTAAGTCGATTTGAGATAATCTAACCCCAGGCTCTATAGCTGTGGATATAGTAGCAAAAGCGTTTTCTAATAGGAAGTCATTGAATTTTGAACCTTCTCTATTTACTTGACTTTTAATTGCCCTTAAATCTCTTTCTATTCTTGGCATACCTAATCTTTTTTAAGTTTAAACCATTCACCATCCATAATCTCACTATTTGCCTTAAATGTACCACCTAAAAACATATAGTAACCAAAGTCTGCGTCATCACTATTTAGTTTGTATTTAATAATATTTAATGGGGATATGTTGGCACTCTGAATACTACCTTGTAATATTTGTAGTGGAGTAATTTGCATCTCTAGGAATTGGTCTACTAATAATCTACTAATTTCAGGAGTTGAAGTAGACGCATCCGATCCTACTTGAAAATTAGAAAGTATAGGGTCTTTATTGGAGTCTCTAACAGATGTTTTAGGGTCGTTACTTTGACCTATAATTACATCCCCTAAGTCTAATTGCTCTATAGCGGTATTTTGAGTTTGAGAAGCTCTATAAAAAACTTCTTTTGCTTCTGTAGAAGAAGTAGCGTCTCTTTCAAATGTAAATTCATTTATAACACCTTTAGAGTTTTGCCTAGAGCCACCATTTAACTTTCTTTCAATATAGTAACTTGACCCCGAATACCCTGAAGGATTATCATAACCTCTTTGAGTTAATGTGACATCGGGAGTAGCTATATTCACAGTAAGAGTACCTTGGTCGACACCTGAAGCAGGAACAAACGAGTCAAAAACTATATCGGTTTTAAATTCTACATATAGAGTAGATGCACTTGTGTTACTTTTAACAACATTTATTGGAACTCTATCACCGCTACTATTATCTCGAAGCATAAAACAAGGTCCATCTGTTCCGTTTATTGCAATAGGATTACCTATTGTTGCATTACCATCCCATCCGTCATTCCAATTAGATACCATATTTGATGGTGGCTGATAATTTGACTGATTACCTCTATGTAGTGTGATTGTTTTTTGAGTTGCTGACCATTGCAATCCAGGGTAAATAAATCCTTCTGACTCTACATATAACCATTTGGTAGTTGATCCATTACTTATTTTTATCTCTAAGTCAACGGTAGTTGAAAATAAAGTAGGTCTTGTTTCATAACTCTGCCCTGACAGGAAAGATGTTGCCCAACCTCCTGCGGAAGTGCTTAAATCAACCTCTACAGAGTGAGTCATATCAAATGTCATTCTATAACTCAAATCTTGTAAATGACCACCTGAAAAATTCGTTCCGTAAGTTATTTCATAATCTTCAGGAATAAAGAAGTATGAAGGTTTTGATTTGTATGTTACTTGTGTTGACTTTAATGGGGCTTCATAGGTAAACGTAGACCCCCCTAACAATATATGATTAGTTTGGTTTATGGTTAAAGCTGTTTGACGAACAGTTGTACCGCTATTAGCTACAGGGGTTATATCATCATAACCATAAAAAACATTACCTCCTGATGCGTTATTTAAGTATCTATTAGGTTGAAAGAAATAATATTTTCCTTCTGCTAACACCCCTGTTAAGTTGAATACTTTTAATATGTCTTTAAAAACATCTGACTCTTTATATTCTTTAGGGAAGTTTTCATTTAAAACGTAAGCCGCTTTAGATATATAGTATCTTTCGATTGGTGGAGGGGACTGACCTACATCTGCTGCCAAAGCCCATTCCATTGATATTCTAATGAAATCCTCACCTGTTCCGCCTGGAAACGGGTGATTATCCCCTGCTGCATCTGTATATAATCCCATATTTTTTATGAAATCAACACAAATGTCTGCTATATTTTTATTTCTATCCATAACAACTGTATAGTTGTCAGCTCCATCTGCTTCAAATGTATCTATTGGTCGTTTATCATAATATCCATAAGAGTCGGTAGCGGTAATAGATGAGGTGTAAGGGTAGGGAGCATTTTCGATAGTATCAAAAGCAGGTGAAATCCAACCAAACCACCACAAACTCGATGCTGCGGTAGAGTTCTTATATATTCTAATAAAGTATTTTTTAAACCCACTAGCCAATATATTGTATAGTAAATCTTCGTCTGTATCGTTTTGGACAAATAAGTTTAAAACGCACTCAGACCCTAAAAAGTTTCTGTTTCTTGTAGAACCTTGTCCGTTCCAAGTGACTTCAAATCCCTCACCTGCTAGAGTCATATCTATAGAAGCATCGGTGTGACCCTCTTTCCATAACTCTACATACCAATCAGTACCCTTTTCACCCTTAATTGTAGTGTGTCTAATTTTACCAAATGCACTCATATTCGCTTACCTTCTATTTTTTCTACGTTCTGCTCTATCAAATACAATCAATAAGTCGTTACCCGATATTTTCACATCAGGAATAACCTCCCCACCGCCGCCTAAAGCGTGGTTAGGTATGATTGTTCCGCTTGATCCAGGAACAAATAACTCAGGACCTTTCTCTCCTACTAAACTCATTTTACCTACAGGTGGTCGACCTCCGTTAGCATATTCACCGCCAAATGGGTTTCCACCTTGCATTAAGTTGGCGAAATTTGATATAAAACTAGCTCCACCTGCGGCAGAACCAGGGAATATAATAGCCATCAAACCTGCTAAGATTGCTGCTTTAATAATCATTTTACCTAAACCTTTTATAAAGTCCTCTACGAAATTACCAAACTTCTCTCCAAAACTTAATGTTCTTTCCTGGATAGTTTCTAAGCCATCCACCATTACCGTGACAGATTCGGTTTGCTTGTCAAATAAGTTAGAAAACCCTCCTGCAAAACTATCCATTACACTAAGCCAACTTTCTTTAATTCTAGCTGATTTTTCTGCAGCTAAAGCCTCTGCTTCATCATAAAGAACTCTTTGCTCTTGAATCATCTGCTCCATCACCGCAGGGTCTAGGATATTGAATGCAGGGGCAGTAGTAGTTGTTGAAACTACTTCTTCTTCACCACCACCTCCACTTGTACCTAAAGTCGGAGTTATTCCCTTTTTCTGTACATCATCTAGAGTTAATCCTAACTCTTTTAGAGTTTTTTCGTATATTATTAAATCGGAATTAGCATCACTAAATCCAACTTTAGCATCAGCTAGGGTTGGTGCTAGTTTACGCAACTGTAAATAAAGGTCCTCATCTACCGCCTTACCAAAAAGAGTAACTTCTTTTATACTTGCCTTATTAAACAGTCTACCCGACTTTCTAACTTTCATTTCATCCAATAGCGACTTAACTCTTTCTAAGGGAGTGTAAAGTTCGTTGAATGAGCTTCCTGCAATTTTATTTACAGCAAGAGTAGCTGCTCTTTGCTCGTCATATAATTTATTAGCTGATTCTAACTTTTTGTTTTGAAGTTCAGTTAGTTTAGCATTTTCTCTTTGTAATTGTATCTTTCTAAAATACTCGTCATTAGCACCCTTTAAAGCAGTTTTTAAATCATCATTACTAACTGATTCAGCGTCTAGATTCTTTAAAAAGTTAGGGTATTTATCTTGTAGGTTTTGTATTGCAATAGCCCTCTCATCAGTTCTATCCGTTGCGGAAATAACTAAAGATACTAAAGTGTTTAATTCGTCTTGTTCTTTTTGAAGCTCCGTTCTATGGTCTTGTTGACTAACACTTAAAGTTGTGAATGCGGCAGCTAAACCTACTACAGCTAAAGCTAAAGGGTTAACAAGAGATAGTAAAGCCCCTAAACCTAATAATACTGGACCTACTACAGCCATTATACCACCAAAGGTGATAATCATATTCTTAGTTCTTTTATCTAAGTTCGAAAACTTATTTGCTAAGTCTTTAACGGTATCTATAATAGGGAATAAGAAGTCTGCTAATACAGCCCCGAACTCAATCTTTAAGCCCTCTATAGCCGATTGCATTACCTTGACTTTGGCAGCCGCTGTTCCACCCATTAACTTAGCCATCTCGCTAAGTCGGGTTTTATTTGTTTTGTACTCTTTTGTTAACTCAGCTACTCTATCTTTATTCTTAGCTAAGATAAGTAATTGGTTGGCTGCTGTGACACCTGCCAACTTCATAGCCTTTTCTAAACCAAGTTCTCCCTGAGTAGCTAAGTCTAATACCTCAGTAAAGTCCGTTCCGTCTTTACTTAACTTCATAAAGATTTTACGTAGACCTGTACCTGCTTTAGACGCTTTGATACCATTGTCCATCAAGACACCCATCATCGCTGATAGCTCCTCTAAATCAATACCTACGGCATTGGCAGAAGCACCTGCGTGACCAAAGGCAGTTGCAAATGTACTAAGTTGTATAGATGAGTTCGCTGCGGCACTAGCTAGTGTGTTGGCTACCCGACCTGCTTCGTTTGCCTCTAAGTTAAAAGCGTTTATAGAAGTAGCTACGGTCTCAGCAGCTAAAGATAAGTTTTCTCCTGTCGCCAATGCAAGGTCTAAGATAGACGCTTCCATATTTATTATAGCGGTAGGATCAAAACCTTTACGACCTAATACTAATTGTAGGTCAGCGACTTGACTAGCGGTAAATTGGGTTGTTGCACCGAGACGCTTTGCTTCGTCTGTAAGCAACTTCATTTCTTCGGCACTAGCACCCGTAACTGCCATAACCTTAGTCATCCCGTTCTCAAACTGAGCGAACGTATCAAAGGCTGATTTACCTAAAGCAGTAAGAGGTGCTGTAACACCAAACGATAACATAGAACCTAATCGGGCAGCGTTAGAAGCGAAACCTGCTATAGATTTATTTGCTTTACCTAAACCTGATTCTAGCCCCTTTATATTGGCTGCTACAATTATCGATATAGTCTTAATTCCACCCATTGTATTGTATTCTATTTAATTATTGTCGTATCGTTTTAGTACGGATTGTATGTATTCTTTTGAAGGCAATGCTTTTTGTTTCTTCTTCTTAGCCTTCTCATCGTTATCCCAAGGGAAAGAAAGAACCTCTTTTGGCTTGAGCTTTTTCTTAGAGTGCGGTGCTATCGTAGAGTGTACTATCATCCTAGTTTGCTCCCACCTATCTTGCATTAGTTGTTCTTGATAAGCGTTAAACCCGATTAACTGATTGTTAAAGGTTCGTGGGGTTAAGTCATAAAGTTCATCACAACCTAACCCCATTCTACCTAATCCTATCTGTTCGAGTCTGTCCCAATCAATTTCTCCCGATTCTTCATCGACTTCCTCTCCCTCAACTACTTTCCCTCGCTCTGAGGTTGGTCAAGTTGGAAAGCCTCGAATATCTCGTTGATTTTAGTGAACTCCTCGTTATCAAGCCATTCTTCAATATCAGCTACTTTGTACTTAAATGGTTCGCCAATCTTCTTAGCTCCTGCCTTTAATCCAAAGAATGCTATGATACCGATGTGGTCTATCTCCGATCCTAACTGATTCATTTCGCTTAACTTTAATCCGCACTTATTACAAATGTCTTTTAAAGCTAAATAACTAAACCTGATTGGTCGTTCTTGACCGCCTATTTCTACCTTTTTCATTTTTCCTTTTTTTTTAATTTATTAGTGTTTAAGAGAATACTTGTTTTACCGAAACGTAAGTTAAACTTATGTCGCAAATAGCTGAACCTTCAAAAGAACCTCTTTTAATGACTAAATCATTTTCAGGACTGATTGGTGTAAAATATATTTTATGAGTCCCTACCGATGAAGGAATTGAGACTTGATCGCCACCTAAAACAATATTTAAAATACCTGAAGTATAGTTGCTTACAGTATATTCTAAACAATATTTTTCATTAAAGGTTAGGATATTACTTTTAAATATTGCACTTACACCTCCTGCTGTAGAGAGGATTCTAGCTACACCATTAGATATTGTCGATTCACCTGAAACACTCCATACATTCAGCCCATCATCAAAGTAAGGGTCTCCTATCAACTCGTGACCTAAACCATTAACAAACAACTCCGAAGTACCTGTGAACGAAGCAGAATAAGTTGCGTTCTCCTCAGTTCCTGCGTCTATAGATACACTATTTACAAACGCTTTACCTTGATAACAATCTACCTCAGTCGGGTTTTGATAATCCGAAGCGTATTCACTCGTTTCGATTTGCCACGAAGCGGTTATTATCTTGTCTGCTGTGGTTTGGTTTTGATAATCTGCTCCAGGGTAAATTCTAAATTTCATTCCATTAAAGTCAGTACCTGAAATGACGCTATTCGTAGTTACTTTAACTCTAGTAAAACCTGCTGTACTTAATCCTGTAATACTTTTCACAGCACCGATTGGTGTACCTATAGAACCGCTTCCTGATTCTATTTCAATAGATACAGGATTGTAAAAAGCACTTCCGTCACCACGACTCGTATATACAAGAACATTTAAACTTCCACTTGTGCCTGTTTTTTTAACATAAAAAGTCCAAGTAACTTTTTTGCCTTCAATAGGACCTATAGGTTGCTGGTATTGATGGTATCTACTAGCACCCGCTGTTGCTACCTCAAGTTTTGCCGCTGTAAATTGACCAAATGGGTCTTCTCGGTGTTTTATTACTGTCACTTGGGCAGGTGTAATCCACCCCGAACCATAAACCTCCTCAGTAGCTACTAAGTTGCGAACTCTGTCGGAAAACTTAACATCTACTGAATCGCCACTTACTAAATCGTTTACAGCAGACTCGACTCCAACAGCGTTGTTTACATCCCATAGAGCGTCTGTACTCATCTCGAATGACCTAACTCCTGCTACGTTCTCTTGCCACCCTTCAGAATCTTTCGTAGTAATATCACGTAAATCCGTGTTCATACTAATAGAAGCGGATGTACTATAAGCGATTGGTTGATATACTAAAGATTGACCTGGTTGGATTAAAACTATTTCGACTGCACCCGCTTTGAATTCGCCTGTACCATCTACTATTTCTAGAGTAGGTACAGGTCCGTCTGCTCCGTTGGTGAAGTCAATATACTTAAATCCATCAGCAGTAGCTTCAGCAGTAAAAGTATAATTCTGATAATTTAGTACATTTGTTTTTAAAGCGGTTAAAACAGAGCTACCTGAATTTGCAGTAATTGCTTGTGCTAATCCATCGGTAATATCACCACTTGCGTCTGTTATATTATTTATTATAATACTTTGACCTGATGTGAAATCCTTAAAAGGAGTAGAACTCTTTATCTTAATCCTAGTTATCTGCGGTTGAGCAGGGCTAGTTTTCTTGTAGACTAATAAATCCGATGCGTTTTTAATTGCCATAATTTAATGGATTTAAAAGTTAATACTATCCTTGAGTTAATACACCTGTACCTGTAAGTGAAACTGAGTAAGTTGCGTTTTCTTCTACACCTGCATCTATACTTAAAGAAGTGATAAAAGCGTTACCAACATAGTAAGTAGTACCATCAGAAAACTTTACAGTTACTTCAGGGTTTGCTGCTACCATTTGAGTGTACAACTCTTTTACGTTTTTAGTGTCTGCTGCTGTACTTGCAAACTCTACAAATCCGTCTCCAGAAAGTTCCCAAGATTTAAGACCTGCTAATGATTCAGACCATCCTGCACTTGCTTTGTTGGTAGAGTCTCTAAGGTCTCTAGAAACAGATAAAGAGGCAGAAGTACCAAATAAAAGTTTGTCTACTACTGATCCGTGTGCTGTACCTGCTGTGTTGCTTATAGTAATAACAACATCGGTTGCGTTTAAAATTGCCATTTTATTTTAGTTTTTAATTATTAAACAATTGAAAGTTAAGTTTTTGTAGAATTTTTCGGGTTGCTTATAATACTCGTCATCTAGATTCATAAACCTAAACTTAGCAGTATAGGA